AGAATATTATTCAGCAGATTTAGATAGATTTAAATTGAGTGAATATCAGAAATCTGAACTTCTGAAATATCTAGAAAAATCAGGAACTAAACTTATTGGATCTGATATAAAACTAGTTGATCCAATAGTAGTTAGATATGTTGTTAATTTATCAGTAATTGTGTTCGATGATATACCACCCGAAATTATTAAAAATGATATATATACTAAACTTGGTAGCTATTTTGTACAGAATACACGTAGACATAGAATTCCAAAGAGTGACTTAATTAAGATTATAGAAGAAATCAACGGAATTGATTCAGTTGCAATAACAATAGTTTCACAAATAAACGAAGACGCTAAAAAATTAAATGCAAACGCTAAACTAATAGGACTTGATGAATTTAATGATATAATAATTAGTGGAAATGAACTTCCTCTCGTTAGAGGAGGATTTATAGACCGACATGGAAATGAATATAGTGAAGGAATTCCAGAAGATTCACTAGGAGCAGTTAACATTAAAATAAATGATATCGTAGCTAGGCCAGCTGTTGATATATAATAATATGGTAAAAGATAGTATATACAGACCCATTTACGAGAGAAGGGAAAAGAGAATGCATATTGGATATGATTACAAGGATAATATAATGAAAAATACCTTGTCTAATCAAATGTTTGGAGTAAATGAAGATTTAGATATATTCATTAAACGTATTAATGATATCGTCTATAACTGGATTGAATCCGTAAAGCAGATTAAAATATTCGCAAATCCGGCAGTTGATAAGTATGAAAATAAAATTAACTAAATGTCAGACGGAAAAATTAGAAAGGAAAACCGGAACATTCTAAAAAATGAGATAGAATCATTGTTGAGTACTATTAGCTCTCAACCAAATGAGGACTTACTTGTTGATAACGAATTAGCAATGGAAACTCGTGCACCTAGTCCATACGACTTTGAGAAAATGAGTGACGAATATACAGTAAAAGCTAGACAAATCACAGATTCACTATTTAAAAACTTTGTAGATATTGGAATATTCGAGAACAATGATTATGCTCGACATAAAAAAGAGTTAGATACAATAAACATATCTAATCTTTTCTTTCAACTACGAACATTAAAGATTACTATAATGAAGGTTATGGAAGAAATATCATCTGGTAATACTCATCCTCGTTTATTAGAAGTAATGGGGCAACTTCAGGATAAAATGGCTAATATTACTAAAATGCAAGCAAATTATGTACTTTTCCTTGAAGATACATATAAAAAGTTAAATAGTGAAGCTCCAGTCAACCCAGATTCAGCTGTTATCAAATCTAAACAGGAAGAAGGTCAATTCTTTTTATCTGTCGGAACTAAAAATATGATAGATAGTTTAGATGAAATAGAAATTAGTGAATCTGATTTTAGTGAATATGATAAAAACTTGCATGCTAAACATAGTGATCTAATAGATCCAACTAATAAACAAACATTACTTAGGAATATTGACGAAGACATCACAATCAATGAGGACATAAATGATGACTTTATTGATCTTGAGGAAATAATATAATCATATGAAAGATATAATGTCAGCAACTGGCAGTTTCTCGTCAATTAAAGTATCCGGTATAGGAGGAGATAACTCTAATTATATATGGACTACTGAAAAAATAGACAAGTTAATAAGTGATATTAATAATGGTATAGAAGATATTAGAAAATTAAGGAACTCGCCATTTAAGGACAACGATATAAATCTTAAACGTGAAAAACTACCGTTTGAATACACACATACTGAATTAAAAGAGCTAAAGAAGTGTAAAATGGATCCTTTATACTTTATTACAAACTATTGTATTATTCAAACACATAGTGGGAGAATGCTTGTTAAAACAATAGGAGGACTTAGGGATTTTCAAGAACAAATACTTCATACATTTGATAATAACAACTTAAATATACTGATGGCAAGTAGACAGACAGGTAAGACTGTTACTTCTGCATTATATATGTTATGGTTCCTAATATTTAATCCTGAAAAAACAGCACTATGCGTAGCCGATAATTTTACAACAACTCGAGAACTTATAGATAAATTTAAAATATCATTAGAGGGACTTCCGTTCTTTATGAAACCGGGCATAAGCGTTATAAATGCAAGTAATGTTAAATTTGATTCAAACTCTAGACTAGTCGGTAGAACAACAACTAAGAAATCGGGTATCGGTTTAACTGTTAACTTATTATATGTAGATGAATTTGCCCACATTAATGATTCTAATTTAGATGAATTTTATAGAGCAATTTTTCCTACTGTAACTGCAGATCCAAATGGAAAGATTATCTTAACATCTACTCCAAACGGTAAAAATAAATTCTGGGAAATATGGAAATCCGCAGTAGATGGAAAATCAAGTTATGTTCCATTACGAGTAGATTGGTGGCAAGTGCCAGGAAGGGGAGACACTTGGAAAAATGCAGTTATTGCAGATCTAGGATCTATTGAAGATTTCAATCAAGAATACGGACTTCAATTTTTCTCATCTGATAAATTATTATTAAACTCAAGGGATCTTAAGAGACTTGACGTTGTTAAATCCAAATACCAACAAGTTAATTTAATATTACAAGAAGAATTATCACATATTAATAATTACCTATTCTTCCATAAAAAATATGCCAATAAGACGGCTAATGATTTTAGAGAAGATATGAGCAATTATGTTTTTAGTATAGATACAGCAGATGGAATAGGTGCTGATTATTCAGTGCTAAACATATATAAGGTAGTAAGCATGCCGATTAGAGAATTATTAAAGAAAAAGGAGATAGTTAAGAATGAAATGGATGCAATTTCAATAGTTCAAATAGGATACCTTAGATCTAATGAGTTAGATATTGGAGAATTCGCAACTGCCTGCGAACATATAATATATAATATATTTAATTCTGAACAAACACGTATCGTGCTCGAACTTAATCACAAGGGAGATATCATAATGGATCGACTAAAAGAAAATGATAATTTTTGGCAAGGTCAAATGGTTCACACTAAACATACACAAGCAGCGGTTAAATTAAAACCTGGGCTCAGATTAGGACCATCTAATAAAATTAAATATTGTGAGAAATTTAAATACTTAATTACTATAAATCGTATTATACCAAATGACGAATCTACTATAACTGAACTTCAATCATTTGGAAGATCTAAAGGTGGTGTATATCGAGGTCAAAATGGAAATGATGATTTAGCTATGACTTCTGTTAATATGTCTTCATTATTTGAGTCATCACAGTTCTGGGATATAGCAGTTGAAACATTCGAAAGTCAATCTCCAGAATATGTAAAACAGTTAGAAGAGGAAATATTTAGTATTCACAGAGAAGGCGGAGGAAAGTCTCAATACAACTTTGATGAAATACGTAAAATGAATGACGCCCAGTCAGGAAATAGAGGAGAACCATCAAACATTGACAGGGGTATATTTAATATAGAAACAATAAATCACATTACAGATTTAAAAAGTAAATTCTTTAAATCTTAAATACAATAGTAGTATAATATACTAAAAGCATTTACATGCTACTAAATATCAGTATATGAAAAACCTACAATTTACGGGAGATGAAACACTTGACCAAATATTAGAAGACAATAAACGTGAGATATATAATAGCGTTATACGGGCTATTAAAGAAAACTATCATAAACGTGAAATTCACGAAATAAACGTGGTAAAAATAACAATACAATCTAAAAATTATTCTATTAATCTCACTAGGGATAAGTTCATAGCAAGTTTAAACAGATGTATTCTATTCTTTAAAGATATTGAAGAATATGAAAAATGTAAAGATTGTGTAGACATTATTAATAATATAAACAATGAACTAAAAAAATAGCATAAATGGGATTTGAAAAAACTAACAAGACTATTAATGAGAGAATTCACCAAATATCAATAAAATTTAACGATAGTTCAATAACCGAGCGAGAAATAAACGAAATAGCATCCCTAGTTTACCCAAAACTTAGATATCACATTAGTAAATTATGTCAAAATAGTGATGATACGGATGAGGCACTACAGTTTACATTAAAGAAGATATTTAACAACATACATAAATTTGATGTTAATAAAGGTAGATTTACTACATGGGTTTATACAATCGCTAGAAATGAAACATTATATTATCTACATATAAAAAAGAAAAATAGAACAACAAATGTTGAACTCGGACATGAACGTGGAGAATGCAATGAGGGTGAAATATTTATTAAATTTGAAGATGAATACCAAAGTTTATATGATATGACTATCTCTGAAATATATGGAATAGAAGATACATTATTACAAAGTATCGCTATCGATAAAATGATTAATAGAGAGAAGGTTAGATGTATAGCATATCGATATTCAATAAATGAAAACACAGTAAAAACCAAGCTTCGAAAAATACGAAGCGATATTAAGACTAAAGTATTACAAAAAAACCCTGCATTTAGGGAAACATTAAATCACATTTTTGACTTATGAAAACTAAAAACTACATTTATCCGCAGTTAATATTTAATTCTCTTAGAGACGCGTTTGAGGATTTGAGATATTTTAGTAGATACAAATCAATCCTAAACGAACTCGAAGAAGATGATAAACTTGCAAAACTCGGAATTAGAAAGGAAAAAGACAAAATGTTCATCGGAGTTAATCTTAACCCTGAATTATTAATGTACACCGAAGATTCACAGGAATCTGTTGAACTTAAGTTCGTATCCGATGCGATGAAGAAATACACAGACTTTTTAGGTAAAGAGGGTATATTAGATTCAATAAAGGCCGAATACGAGCGTGTATTTAGTGATGATTTTTATGGATACGTAGTTCAAATTAGCTATAAATATAGAAGTTATAATAAAGACAAATTTAAATATGATATCGGATATGTCGTAGTTTCGTCATCTATGCTATTAACGGGTTTATTAATAGCAATCTCATACTTATTATAATCTAAAGTATGATAAATAATAAAAATATACATCATACATGGTAGATTTCATAAAAACACAAGCATGGCAAATATTAACGTTATTATTCTTAGTATTATTTCTTGGAAAAGGATGTAATGGTTCTAAGATTAGTAAAACTAACAAGCATCTAACTGAAAACAATACAACATTAGTTAATAAGCTTGATTCGTTAACATTAGAGATTATATCACTTAAACATGTTACACTAAAATCTGACGAAGCTATGAATATAATGGAGCGTGTTATGTTAGATTTTTTAATATATGAAGATGATTTAGATAGAGGAAAAATAAGTTTATCCCAAATTAAGGATAGAGTAGAGTCAAATGATTAAGTGGATTAACTTAAATAAAGAATTAATTATACGTAATTCATTTCTACTTCCAATATTACTAGTGGTAATCATGTCAATTAGTCACGTTGTTAGTTGGTATGGTCTTGGAAACCCATATAGCTGGGCAATATACCTATCAATCGCGATTGAGGTATTTGCACTATCATCCGTTTCAGCATCATCTATTAAAATAAGCAGAGTATCTATTTGGTTTTTATTCGGGTTAGTTACAATGATTCAAGTAATAGGTAACATATTCTTTGAATATAGATATATAAATGTACTAGATGAGGGTTTTCTATCATGGGTAGAACTTATTCAACCTGTATTTGAAGATTTTACAATAATTGATCATCGTAGATTACTAGCAGCATTCCAAGGTGGTACCTTACCAATAATGTCACTTACTGCTTTACATTTTTACATTAAATTTTCAGACATTAAACACGACAAAATTATAGATATTGATACGTCAGAATCTGATGTTAATAATCAACCTAAGCAAGTGCACGAATCTCCTATTAATCCAATTATTATAGAAAATAAACATCGTGCCACTAAAACTCTAAGTAAAGAAATAGACCCTAGAACAGGAAAATACAAAATAATGTAATAACAATGGCAATTAATAAAATAGAAGCGTTTTGCGAGAATGCTGCATCAAATAACCAAGCGATACTTCAATTATTCAATGATAAGTGCTTTAAGATAGTACAGAAAACTGAAACTGCTGGAGATTTTTGTATTGGTGATTTTGCATTTCCAGTAGATGGATATTCATGCATTCATTTAGATGCAGATGTAGATAATGGAGAAATTATACTGTTTGATAACCACATACTAACATCAGGTTCACCTATGTTAGATTTAAGCACCGGAGTAGTTTATGCGAGAGGGATTATATTAAAGGTGACATATCCAACTAATGATAGTAATGGAGAAGAAATTGATATATCTGACAAGAATGTAGAGCTATGGATAGAGGATGCCGCATCATTAACATATAAGGGACATCCTCTATATAATCTTTTTACAATGTTCACAAATCCTACCTCAAATAACCCAATACATTTGATAAATAGAATAAAGATAGTTAACCCAAATCTTTTATATGCTGTTAAAATTTCAGCATTAATTGTTTATGGTAAAGTAAAATAATAATAATAATATGAATAACTTCGCAACAGAAATAATTAAACTTAGTGAATCGGTGTCATATAAACCTGTTTATATTAATGCAGACAAGAGACAACCCGATATTGATAAAACTACTATTAAATATCTACAGGTAGGCGGACCGCTTGCTGCTAAT